CACCTAAGTAATTAGAAAACCCTACTGGAGGTGTAACAGAACCAGCGTTTTGTTGTGCAGTAAATTTAGATGTTTGTGAATATACTACTTGCCATCTATCTACTGTATATACATATGAACCACTAGATGTTGCAACACTAGCACCAGCATTTCTCTGGTCAATCCTCATGTCACCATTGATGATGCGGTTCTTTAATCCAAAGGGAGATGCAGCAGCTCCTTGTAGAGATGCGTCATTGAACGTGACTCCGTTTGAGCCATCAAGTGTCATTGCCATTATGCTGCTCCTTGTAGTGCTTGTAGTTTAGTAGCAATGTCTGCTAGTTGTGCTTGTAGTTGCTCTACTGTAGGTTGTGGTTGTGCTATTTCTACAGGAACTACCCATGTTACAGGAGCATCTTCATGTTCTGTAACTTCACCAGTAATTACATTTAATTCTTTTCTCATATTAATTCCTATTCATACAATATGTTAATTGAGCCAGCATCAAATGCGTCTGTGCCGTTTACGGTGGTAATTCGGACTCGATCTAAAGTAGCTGAAAGTGTTTTATCACCAGCGCAAGAAGTAACGTTTGTAGAAAGCAATCTACCCGCCTGAGAAAGAACCCAATTATTTCCTGTAATGTTAATAATTGTTGCTATTCCTTGAGTTGCATAACTTGCACTATCTTGCCATATTAAAAACCCACTTGTTGAGCTTGTACCAGCAGAGCCACCTGAGCTATCATCAGTAACTGTAGTGCTTATATAGCCAGTTGTTTCAATTCCCCCTGAATCACCTAATTGAATTAGCAAAGAACTACTTCCGTTTGTACTTAAACCTGAATAAACAATGGAAATCCGCTTTACCCAGCTAGGAATACCAGTAAAGTCAACAGAAGTTCCACTAGCTGATACTGCTGTGCCTGCTGTTAATACACCTACACCTGTTGGAGTGCCACTAATGACTGGGCTTGTTAATGTTTTATTTGTAAGTGTTTGAGTAGCGCTGTCTGTTACTATAGTCCCTGTATTATTTGGTAACGTGATAGTTTGTGTAGCACCATCAGTAGCTTGTATTGTTGTAGCACCAGATGTAGCTCCAGCTAAAATTAATGGCATGATACATGCTCCTTCTTATAATTGTCTACTGCTTGAATTGCTAATTCTTTAGTCATAAATCTTCCTAAAAATATACGTTTATTATCTAGTGTTGTTCTAGCAATAAATGGTCTTGTTCCTTTGCATTTATCAAAATGATACCTTTTTGCCATGTTGATAGAAACAGACTTATTGCAGTTTGGGCAAGTAGTTTTTGTGTATACATAACCAATCATAGCTTTACGTCTTTTTTCTACAGACTCTAGTGTTTGTTTTTTACCAATCTTCTTTTGCTTCATAGACTCAATAGACTCTATGGATTGTGTTTTCCCTAGCATGCCATGTGGTTTATCTTTCATGTATTCAGATAATTTAAATACATTAGACTTTTGTTCTTCTGTATATTTAATACCTTTATTCCAAGAAGGCTTACCTTTTCTTGCAACACTTTGCTTTTGTTTCCATTCTTCTGACCTAGTAAATTTCATGCCTAAAGCACTTGGTGGCATACCTCCACCTTTAACAATGTTCCAGCCTATCTTATTTTCAGCTCTTTACTTAGCTTCAATCATTAAGCAATATGTTTCTTCAGCCACTAATACAACTTCTTTAACTAAACTATCCCATCCATATTTCTTAATAGCATGTAACAAGTGAGCATTGTTTGTGCGCTTAGCATGGTCATTCCATCTTTTCTTCAAGTCTTTTGACACACCTATATATCCTTGTGAGAACATATCAGTATGTTCTGGATGATGTATCCAGTAGACTGAACTCATAGTGATGCTCCTTTTAATTCTTCTACAGTAGTCATTGTGTCTACTTGATTAGTAATATCACGAAGTCTTTGTTTCTCTGCAACAATAGCAGATGTGTCTGCATTAGATTCTAAAGCACGTTGGAATGCTACATCTTGTGCTTCTAATAATGACTTACGCTCTTGACGTAATCTATCCTTAGTGATATCTTTAGCTTTGTTTATATCAACAATTATTCCCATGTCCATGCATCCCTAAAAGTTCTGTCTGTTGGTATTTCAGATACGTCTACAATGTTATATGCTTTGCCAGCTGGAACATCTTTAGCAGCAATTTCTTCAATAGTTAAACCACAATCTGCTGGAACTATAATGCTAATTCCACCTTCGTCATTTTGATATACAATTCTTTTGTTCATAATTTTTCCTTTTAACGAAATACTGCACAACATATAAAAGCTTGATCATATCTAGTTGCACTTAAATTTACAGTTTCTATTGGCAATGCACTTGTTGTTGCTGTATTTACCATTCTTGCTATAATTCCTGTTCCACTTCCTGATGCAGATTCATTACAAGTTAATACAGCAGAATAGTTTGCATCAGGCATAGCAGTAGTAAAGTTAATTGTATAAATACCAGTTCCATTATCAGTAATACTTGTTACATTACCACTAGCTCTAATTGCTACTGTGCCAGTTCCGTTAAAGTTTACCCAAGCTCTACATCCGTATGCAACTGCTGCTGATCCATAGCCAGAGTTAAAAGATAAGTTGCCAGAATAAGATCCAGTGCCAGTTACTGTTGTTCCACTAGATGTAAGTGCTAATACTGTAGAGCCAGCAGACTGTATGTTTAATGTGCCAGAACTATCAGCGCTTGTTGATAATCCGCCAGCCCCACTCGTAATTGCATTTATAATATTTGCCATTTATTTTCCTTTATAGTACAAGCCATCTCTGGCCAGATCCTACAGTAACTGTTGCGCCAGAAGCGACTGTGATTGGGCCAACTGATAATCCATTGGTGCTTGTTGTTAATGTGTAGTTAGCGCTAATTGTTAATGTGTTCTCATAGATCGCACCACCAGCAGATGCGCCTCCACCGATAGATCCCCATGCTGTGCCATTGTATCCTTCAAAGCCTGGCGTAGAACTATTGTATCGAATGTATCCAGCTTGAGGAGATGCATCTCGTTGTCCTGTTGTGCCAGCTGGTAACTGAGCAGATCCTGTAGTTGTTGTGTATCCAACAGCTAGTAAGTTAGATCTTGATGTAGCTACGTTAGCTACGTCAGATAAATTATTAGCGACAGCTAAGTATGATGCACCAGATACATAAGCAGCTACCCATGCTGATCCAGTGTATAAACGCATTTCTGGAACAACTGTATTGTAGTATAAAGATCCAGCAAGTAGCGCATTGCCATCATTGTCTACTGTTGGATTAGATGATTTAGCACCTAGATATCTATCATCAAATGAATCATATGCAGCTAGTGTTGCATCACGTGCTGACTCTGCTGCTGTCTGTGCTGATGATGCAGCGTTGGCACTATTAGAAGCATTGTTAGCTGAATTGGATGCACCACTTGCAGATAATGCAGCTGCATTGGCTGAATTGCTTGAATTGTTTGCAAAGTTACTTGAATTGCTTGACGCATTGCTTGAATTATTAGCTGCTGTGTTTGCAGTTGTTGATGAAGCTGCCGCAGCATTAGCACTATTGGATGCATTATTAGCATGATTACTTGCGTTACTTGCAAATCCACTAGAACTAGTTGCACTATTACTTGCGTTATTCGCAAAATTAGATGCATTATTTGCATGATTGCTAGAAGCATTAGCACTATTAGACGCATTATTTGCAAAGTTAGATGAGTTATTAGCGCTATTAGATGCTGCACTTGCATTAGCTGCTACGTTAGCTTGAGCATTGGAAGCTGTGTTAGCTGAGTTAGATGCGTTGTTAGCAAAGTTAGATGCATTGTTAGAGCTATTACTTGCAGCATTGGCTGAGTTGCTTGCGTTATTAGCAAAGTTGCTAGAGTTGTTTGCTGAATTAGATGAGTTAGATGCAGCATTAGTAGAAGCTGATGCGTCTACAATAAGTCCCCATTTAGCTGAGTCTGTATTTGTTGTTATTGGTTGGCTACCACTTGATGTATGTGCTGTTAAGCAAATATAGATATTATTGGTAGTTGTATCTTTAACGAGATCTCGTTTGTTATAAGATGTAGCAGCTGCCCAGTTACCACGATAGTCACCAATTTGCTCACCCACAACAGGATTACCATCAGCATCGAATGCAAGCGTCTTATTAGCACGCACAGTATTCAATGGCAATGTCATGTTAATAGTCGTAGGATCTGTTACAGGAGCTTTTAATGAACGCTCTGCTGTTTCAGCTACTTGTTGAACAAAGATTACTTCTGAGTCTAATTCTGTATTAAGTGTATTGGCAAAGAAGTCACCACCCGTTACGAAGTCTGTTGAACGCTCAATAGCTCTTGCACCTACAATAGTGATACGATCAGCACCAGTAGCAGCTACTACTAATGTAACTGATCCTTGACCAGTAGTTCCGCTAATGGTTACAGTGTAATCTGTTGTTAATGTAAGAAGTGTGCTATTCTTGTATACTGCGATATCTGTATTTACAATGACAGGAAACGAAAAGGCATAAGGGCCTACACCCGCAGATCCTGTGTATACGATTCGTCTTGCTACGCTTGTTATTGGATAGTCAGCCATGTTTTATTTACCTTGTATAAATACCAGTTTCTCTTTGAATTTCTTTCATATCTTCTAAAGCTATTTGTAAGTCTACATCTTCTTGAACAAGTCTGTCCCATGCTAGTCCATATGTATCAGATATCTCTTTTTGAATAGCTTTTTGAGCCACAGACATATCCATACCTTTAATGCGCTTATAAAGTTCTCCCAATTTTACTACTCTTTTCTCTAAAGCACCATCATTTGTTGCAATTTCTATCCATCTATTGTACTGTTCACCCGATAACATAACGCCATCTTTAGATTTTTGTGGGATATATGCTGGCACACCATATTCTACTAAGGTTAGATATCCTTCTATATTAGTACCATCTGATCTTTTGAATGGATTGAAGGTTTCATAGAAGTTTCCTTTGCCAACTTTCTTAGTTTCTCCAGTTAATGGATCTAAAGCTGGTGGTAAACTATCACTTAACAATGGATTGCGTGATTTATATTGTGCTAATGTTTGCCAGTATCCATCATAGAATGCATTAGCATCTGATCTTAATGATGTTTCTTCTCTCATTAAGTTAGATTTTTCTGGATTACTATATCTTTCATAGGTAGCAGATAGGCTTGAGTATGCTCCAGCTGGAGATCCTCCTATGCCAAACTCTACAGCTTTCTTGGTAACCTTAGATGCAATAGCATAGAACTTGCCTGGCGCTGATTGAGCATCGCTAGAGAACATATCATGTATATCCCCAATACCTTGAAGCATATCTAAATTAGACATGTAATCATAAAGACCAACTGCACCATTCAGTGCTAATTTATCTAACCCTTCTTCTTCTGGATCTGTCATTGAATATTCAGCAGATGTAGCTGACATACCAAGTAAAGATGCTAATGGGCCTAATGATTCGTAAGAAATATAGATCTTATCTGCGCCTACATTTACATTAGTAATATCAGAAAATTTATCAACTAACTCCTGGTCTACGTCAGCTTTATTAAATACCAAAGAAAATGGTTGCCATCCTGTTCCTTTAAGCGCTTCTAAATCTTTGCGCCTTACTGGACCAGCACCAGTGAGATTACCACCTAATGTATATTGATACATACTATACATGGCTGCACCACCTAATGTTACTTTAGCTAATGCTTTATCACCCTCAATGCCACCTTTTTGAATAGCTGTGCTAATAGCTGATGGAATACCTAATGGGCTACGAGATAATGTTTCTTTAATAATATTTGCTGGAGTTCGTACGAACGGAAAGAATAGTTTTCCATATGGGAATCCCTTAAATTCAGTATTAATTGCTTTATTAGCTAATCTGAGTGAGCCTTCTAATTCAGCAGTAAATGTCATAGTACGTGCTTCTTTAGTTGCAAGTTCATGCATTTCATCTGTAGGATTTTCTAATAATGAAGCATGATAATTTGTTACTTGTTTACGAGCCACATCTGGATCAATATTTGCTGCTATTAATTCGTTATACTTTTTATTAGCATCTCGTCTTGCTAAGGCAGCCAACTCTCCACGATAACCGATGGCTTTAAAAAACTCATCTTCTGCCATCAATGCTCGACCTGGTAATGTAATAAAGTTGCCATAGTATTTAACACCATCTGACATAGCTTTACCAAATGTACTATCACCAAAGTTAAGATTAAAATCATCTCTACCAGCAGTTCTCATCTCAAGTTTAGTAAGAGGATCTGATGGAGTATTAGTTTTAAATGCTTTAGCTCCAAGTCTAAATGCATCTGATAAAGACATAGACATAGCTGATGCTTTATCCATAACTTCATTCATTTGAATATAATCTTTATTGCCAGTAAGAACAGATCTGCCTTTGCCTAATACTGATGCCACAAAGTTTTCTGGAACTTGCCACATACCAAACAATGAGTTACCAGCAATATTCTTTGCGTGAGTCACTGGAGATGATAACAAACCATTTATCCATGTTGCGTACCATACATCTTTAGCGCTACTGAATAATGTTTTTTCTGCCAATGCAGCTCTATCAAGTCTTGAATTAAGAGCAATATAATGCTTACCAATGTCATCAATATTATCTAAGCCACCTGAGCCATTAAGAATACTATCTAACATTAATGCTCTTTCTGGGCTTGTGCCAGATGCTTTATACGCTTCTCTTAATACACCAAGAGACCTAGCAATGTCCCTACGTTTGCCAGTAACAGAACCCATAAAGTTGCCTTCGAGGTTAAGTCCTAATGCAAACTTAGCTGCCAAATCTTTAGTCTCAATGCTTTCTGGGTCTTTAGCTTTAGCTTCTAAATAGTTTCTATATAAAGAAATATTCTTATCTTGAATGCTTCGAGCTATATATGGTAACTTTGCAATCTCATTAGGATCAGCAATAGTTTGTCCATTAGCATCTAGCATACGAGCCAAGAACTTTTCATCGTAAATAGGCTCTACAGATACTGCAAGTTGTTCAGCATTTGGTTGTGATGCCACCCATTTATCTGCTAACTCTTTAGTTTCAAATTCTTTAACTGTTACGCCATTTTCAGTAATAAATGCTTTAGGTGTAGTATTGCGCTCTACAATTTCTTTATATGATAATTTTTTATACTTACCTAATTCATATGCATTAGTAACAGCTTGACCAAGATTATTAAAGTCTAATGGTGCTGTGGGGTCAAACAACATTTTATCAATCTCACCTGATGCTGATGGGACTTCCATTTGTTGCATAACTTTTTGTGTTGTTTTCTTTGGAGCTTCTGGAATGATTGTAAATTGACCAGCCTTTTCTATTGTTTTGCCTTCTTTAACAATTGGCATAGCTAAATCAGACACAGCATCTTTAGGTGTTTTAGTAGTAATCTTTTTAAGAACCTTAACACCAATGTCTCTTAGACCAGCTGTATCTATTTTTTCTCCAGTAAATACTGGATCTGTTTGTTCTGGCAATGGTGTTGTTTCATCAGATATTAAATCGCCTTGTGTTGTATAAGGAACAGATTGTTCTAATGTAGCAGTAGTGGTTTCATTAGGATCAATAGTCTTTGTAACTTGATCTAATTCTTGAGTCACATTATCAAGTGCATTTAATCTTTGATCTAATGGTCTATTGTCAATTGTCATTTAGTAGCCTTTTTGATTTGCTTAATACCTTTAACTACACCTTTTGTAGCAAGTGTTGCTAGACCAGATGGAGCTATAATCTCGCCAACTGATTCAGCAGCTGTTGCTTTTGTTTGTAATTGTGGAACTAACTCATTTATAAACGCTTTAACATCTTCAGTAGTAGGCAATCCAGTAGATGATTCTAACCCGCGTGTAAATTCCTCAAGCTTGCTTTTGCCTTCTGGAGTAGTAGCAGCATAATAAGCACCTTTAAGAATAGATATAAGATCTCCAGGTGTGCCTATTGCACCTTCTATAGCACCTTTGCCTAATGCATATAAAGACTCTGCTGGTCTTTGTTCAATGTCAGATACAACTGCACTAACACCTTCTGTAACCAATGGAGCAACTATGCCAGGAGATGGCAATCCTTTTGGTCTTACAATAACTTCTTCTTCTGGCACATATGCATTAAGTTTATAATCTTCAAATCTTTGATCTAGGTTCATTAATTTACCCCAGCATTATTCTTTTGGAATGTTTTAAATGCTTCAATATCAAGCAATGCAGCCTTCATTTTCTTACGCTCTTTGTCATCTTTAATTATATCTTTATATTTTTTATCTACATCTTTAGCTTTATAAGCATCTTCTGAATATGGTATATTAT